GCATGAGGCTGTCAACGCGATCCTGATGCGGCGCTCGAACTCCGGGCAGCGGCCGTCGGCGATGCTGGTGTCGCCGCGCTGCGTCACCTTCATCACCGGGATGAGCGGCGGCTATTTCCTGCGCCGCATCCGCGTCTCGAGCGAGCGCTATTCGGAGCAGCCGGAGAAGAATTCCTACAGCCACATTTGCGAGGCCGGCGAGAACGGCTTTCTCGGCGGCGGCGAGGGCGTCGCGGTGACGATGGGCAGCGTGCGGACCGCCCCGGCGCAGGTCTGGCACAAGCGCAAGACGATGCGGAGGGTGAGTTGATGTGCCTCACGGGCGACGACCCGGATTTTCACCTGGCGACCTCTGGCCGTGACCAGCGCTCTATTGCTGAGCTACCTTCGCCCGCGAAGCTTAGACCTCTTATAGCATGGAATTGCCATGCGTGAAGTCCCGGCCTTCGGCGTCGAGGCGCGGCGCTGGACCGTGGTGTTCCACCGCAAGGCCGAGAACCGTTTTTTCTCCGCGATCGCGTGCGGGCGCTTCAAGCACGTCTCCGCGTTCGCCTGGCTGCCCGAGCTGGAGATCTGGGTGTTCTACGACGTCGGCTTCCGGCGGACGCGGCTGGTGCACATGGCGGACGGGCAGTTCGCCAAGGCCACGATTGGCAATCTGTGCCAGGGTAACGCCACGGTGACGATGGAGGCGAGAACGGACGCACTGCCGCTGATGAGGTGGGGACTGTTCTGCACCACGGCGATAGCTCATCTGGTTGGTATTAGGTGCGTTTCCCCACGTCCTGACGCTCTCTATCGTCGCATGATCGCCCTTGGTGGAGACCTGCGTGACGATGCAGCGAGAAGAGCCGCCCCCCGTAGCCGTGGATCCGAACCTGCAGGCGCAGCAGGCGGCGGCGCAGGCGTCGCTGGTGCAGAACCTGCAGGTGCAAGCGGCGGGTGACACCGCAGACATCATGTCGCGGTTCGGCACGCGGCTTGCGCTCGGCGGGGGCGCGACCTCGCCGCTCACAGCCGCATCCGGCACTGCTGGCCGGGGCACCTACTGATGGGCAACGCGCTCAAGGATCTCCCCTCCCAGGAAGCCAAAGGCACGGTGGCACACGATCGCCTGCATGTCGCGCGCGGTTGGAAGGCGAAATGGGAGATGGATTTCCGCGAGTGCTATTTCTTCTCCTCGCCGCATCGCCAGCGCATCATGAACTCGGCGTCGTCCTCGACCATCACGCGGATTCAGGATGCGGGTGAACTCAACACCGACGAAGCATTCATTCTTTGCGGCGACTTCGTCACCGAGGTCGTCAATGGCTTCATGTCTCCCGACAAGCCATGGTGCAAGCGTGGTCCAGGAATGGATCTTCCGGGAGGCGAGAATGGTAAGATCTGGAAGCAGGTCAAGGATGAGGTGACGACAGGAGACGCCGTAATATTCAATGCGATGCGCGCCTCAAATCTATATCCCGAGGTTTCGAAGGGTTTTTATCCAGATCTATCGATCGGCACGGTGGCGCTGTGGATCGAGCGGCCGCATCCGGCATTTCCGATCGTCAACTCGGCGGTGCCGCTGCGCGAGATCGAGATCAACCTCGGACCTTATGGCGACATCGACGACCGCTTCGTCGTCCGCCAGACCCGTAATTGCCACGTGCGCGAGCTGGTCGGCGAGGAGATATGGGCCAAGGTCGGCGATGAGCTGAAGAAGGAAATCGATGGCGACAGCAAGGGTCAGACCCAGGTGGTGTGGGGCTATTGGCGGATCTGGGAGGACAAGAGCGACGAGGTCTGGCAGCACGTCGTCATGGTCGGCCGGACCGGCAACAATCTGGTGCATGATGTCGAGCTGAGGGGCGAGGGCTGCTGCCCGTTGTGGATCGGCCGCTTCAACCCGACCCCGGACGCGCCGTGGGGCCTCGGCCCGCTGCTGCAGGGCCTGCCGTCGCTGCGCCAGATCGACGAAGCCGAGATCATGCTGCAGGAGATGAACGAGCTCGCCGCGCGCCCGCCGACGACATACCCGAGCGCCTCATTCTCGAATGTCGACCAGGGCTTTGAGAGCGGCTACGCCTACCCGATCCAGCCTGGTGAGCAGGAAGCGATCAAGAAAATCTACGACGTGAAGGCGCCGAGCGCCGAGAATTTCGTCTACGCGGAGAAGGTCAAGAAGCTGCGCAAGCTGTTCTTTGTCGACCTTCCTGAGCAGAGCGGTGATACGCCGCCGACCCGAGCACAATGGATGGACGAGGCCGCTCGCGCGCAGCGGCGCATCGGCACGCCTGGCATGCCGTTCTGGCGCGATCTCTCGCAGATTTTCATCCGCTACAAATACCTGCTGGAGAAATCCGGCGCACTCAAGCCGATCACAGCGAATGGTAGTGCAGTCTCGATGCAGCCGCTCAACCCGACGCAGGCAGCGGTCAAGTTGCAGGCGCTGGCTGAAGCAGCCAACACCGGAGCGACACTTGGCGGCCTCTTCCCGGAAGAATTCAAAATGAATATCGACGGCCGAGCGTCAATGGAAAAATGGATCGATGAGGCCGGGGTTGGTGATCTGCTTGTGCTCCGCCCGATTGATCAGGTCGCCAAGGCGACCGATCAAATGGCCAAGCTCGCCGGCGCGCGTCATGTCGCGGATCCCGGCGAGGCTACACCGGGGCCGGCGGCATGACGCATCCGGTTGCCGAAAAGCTTCTGCTCGAGGCGATCGACCGCATCGCCCGCACGCCCGACGGCCAGCTGCAATATGTCTGGCTGCAGCGCCAATTGATGGCTGTCCTTCCGATGACGGATCCCTGTGCGTTGAGCACGCATCACGGAGAGCGTCTATTCGCGGCCAGATTGATCGGTCACATGGCGAAGGGAATCATCGAAAGTGGCGGACGAACCGGCATCACTGGCTCCGACATCGGCCCCGGCGGCACCGAGCAGCCCATCGCCCGCCCCATCCCCCAGCCCGTCGCCGCCAGCCCCCGCACCGGCGCCGGCCGCCGCATCACCGAGCACACCCGCGTCCCCGGCTGGGACCCCCCCGAGCAAGCCTGACTGGCTGCCGAGCGACGAGTTCTGGGATGCCGAGAAGGGCGAGGTCAAGGGCGCCGACCTCGGCAAGAAGTTCAACGAGATGGCGACGTGGAAGGCCGCGGAGGATGTGCGCCGCGGCGCGCTGCCGCAGACGCCAGACGCCTACAAGGTCGAGCTACCGGCCGATTTCAAGCCGCCGCCCGGCGTCGACTTCAAGCTCGACCAGGCCAATCCCGCTTTTGCCCAGCTCAAGGCCGTCGCGCACAAGCACGGCCTGACGCAGGATGCGGTCAGCGAGCTGATCGGCGTCTATGCCGGCGATGCCGTCGGCGGGGAGGCCCGCATCGCGACCGCGCGTGCTGCCGAGGTCGCCAAGCTCGGCCCGACCGGGCCGGCCCGCGTCGACGCCGTGCAGCGCTTCATGGATGCCTCCGGGCTCGGCGTGCTCAAGACCACGCTAGTCACCGCGGCTCAGGTCGAGGCGATGGAAGCCCACATCACGAAATTGACCACGCAGGGCGGCGCGAGCTTCTCGCAACAGCACCGCGCGGCGCCGGATACGAACACCATACCTGGCTACGACAAGATGAGTTTCGAACAGCGCCGGCTGGCGCAGGACCAGCGCGCTGCACAGCGCCGAGCTTAGACGAAGGAGACCTTAAATGGTTGCGCTCACCACCACGATCTCGACGCCTACGAACTTCGTCGAATACGCGAAGTCGATCGACGAGAACGATCCGACGCGGACCTTCGTCGAGAACATGATCGAGACCTCGGACGTGATGCGGGCTATCCCGATCCTGCCCGCGGAGCGCGGCAAGCGTGCCTACATGGACATCGCCTCGCTGCCGACCGTCGGCTTCCGCGGCTTCAACGAGGCGGCGAACCAGGGCCTCGGCTCCTTCAACCTGCGCGAGGAAGACACCTTCTTCATCGACGACTATATCTATGCCGACCGAGCCATGCTCGACCGGCTCGGGCCTGAGGGCAAATACAAGCAGGAGAAGCTCAAGAGCATCGCGCTCGGGCAGTTCTTCTCGCAGAACGTGATCAAGTCGGACAATTCGTCGAACGCGCGCACGCCGAACGGCATTCAGGTGCGCTGCCTCGACACCACGGCGATCACCGGCAACCTGATCAACAATTCCGCCGCA